AGCACCCTCAACAGCACCCTCAGTTGTTCCCTCAAATTCTGTCTGGGGTTGAATATCACTATTGTCTTCAGGCACAGCATTGCTTCTCAATAACGCATTATATTCCTCACTATTCAATTTCTTAATTAATGCGCCCTCACTATGTTTACTAATTGCCTCATGTAATTTTACATCCGATGACTTTTCATTTATATTATTGGCTTTATTTTCCAATCTATCAACATCGGCTTCGTCATAATGTTTGAGATTTTTATAGTTTTTAGTATACCTGTATCTTGGGTCATCGATAATGATTTGCATTGTGTCGTTATTGAAAACACAGTCTTCGAATGTCTGTCCGTCTTTTGCAAATCTGGCTTTGATTATTCTAATATTGGCGAAGTTGGCTTCCTGTTGTGCAGGAGTTTTGGCAACGCTCATAAAGAAGTGTGCTTTTTGTACTCTTTTAATACTACCACCAGTTTGATGTGCTTCCACGAATTCCGCACCAAACCCACTACGATTACTTTGAATCGCTGTCCATGCTGGAATGTCAAAATCACTTGCAAGTGCTTCAAATCCCTTGATGATTGTGAGTTCTGATTCTGTTCTATCCTGTCTCATCTTATGTGATTCCAAGCAGTCAAGGTAGTCCAGTACAAGTATGTCAAACTTGAATCCCCATTTCTTCTGATAACCAAGCATCCAGTTCCTGACATCCTTCATTGTGGTGTCTTCTTGACTAAATCTTTTAATTATAAGCCTACATTTACCTTCCATTTCTCTGGCTTTATCATCGGAAATTTTAAAAACTCGTTCATTCTCTTCGTCCTCATTCAATCTACTTAGTGCCGACTCTGCCCAAATTGTAAAATGTTTACGTTTAATCTGGTCTTTGGTGTCCTCAAAGACAATCTGAGCAACATTTTTTTCACATTCATATGCGGTATTTGCGATAATTGTAAGTGCAGTTGTTTTACCAACACCTGATGGTGTGAGAATGACACCGATTTCACCCTTACCTAATCCACCACCAGTTAATACGTCAATTGCACCAATGCCCGTTGGTATGGTTTCTCGGAATTCTTTTCTTAGTGCTTTTCTAATTCCTTCAGTAAGTGACTCGGAATCGTCATCGGTTTCACCAATATGTGATATTTTTTGGAATCGGTCTTCTATTGCAGCAATAACATATTTGTTTTTTATCTCACCATTCTTGACTTTATCAAGAACGTTTTCAGCCAATTTACGATATTCCTGTTGTTTAATAAAGGAATTGGTCGATATCTGTACAACATCACCATCATAAAGCATTTGCTTATTAATGATTCTCTCGTTCCAGAGTTCAATACGTTTGATAACAGCAAATAACGATTCTTCTTCAATAGGATTATTTGGTGTCTTATATTTATTAATTGCTTGATGAATGCTTTGATTCTGAAGATTTGGAACTTTATCAAACTCCTTGAAATATTCCAACATGATAATGAATAACCTCTTATGATTTGGGTCATCAAAATATTCGATTGCTAAGTCTGGTATTATTTTTTCTGCAAACTCTGGTTCAACCAACAATTGCCACATTAGGCGTTGTTGAAATTCAGGACCAAGATATGCTGTTAATGTGTTTTCTGTATTTTCCGTCATGTTAAAAATATGGGTAAAAAAGGGACGAGAACAAGGTTTAATTAAAATTGGTCAGAATTGTAAGGAAAGACCCTATCCCCGTCCCAATAAAATTAATTTCGTCTGAGTCTTCTCAGCATTTCTTCTCTTTTGAAATTAGGGAGTTCCCTGATTTGATTAATCGACAGACCTCTGTAATTAATTAAATCATAATCATCCCACATATTTTTAATGTCGCTCCTTTTGATTTTATTTTGAATAGTGTCTGCGATATCAGTAACAACATACATAATATCAAGAGATTGCCTTGCAACGGGGTTGAATCCGTCAACAAAAAATTCACGTTCAACAATTGGATTTTCATTTATATATAATCCGATTTTACAGGGAACGCCACGAATTGTTTTTTGTTCAATCTGTTGTACAATAGATTGTGGATTATAACGCATTTCATCTCTCCATTCTCTGGGATAAAGATTAACCATCTTCTGATGATAATTATAGAGGTCATAAACGTGGTCAGTATCATTATCCACATCCCTACCAACTTCTACAACCACATCATAACTTCGTTTCGACAAGGTTTTCTGCAACCTCGTAATGGCTCTTGGAAGAATATCTCTGACATCAATTGAATATCGGGTAAAAGGATTAAACTTATCGGCATCAAACATTTTTTCACACAACAAAACATCGCCTTGATACAGTGAAAATCTAAACACGTTATTATTTTCCTTTTCGTTCATTTCATTATTTTTTAGTTGTTAATAACTATTAGCAAATATAGCGAGAATCCCATTAAGATGAAAGGAATTTTATAAACTATTTTTGTTATTCCTACAATACTCTGTAAGTAACTGCTTTTCGTTCATGATTACAGTATAAAAAGGTTCGACATATTGTGGGAATGTACTACCGTAAACACTTAAAAATTCATCTTCAATCATCAATTTATAGAGATTTTTACTCCCTCGGTCTTCTGGTGATAATGGTACTTCGAGTTGTAGTAGTTCTTCATTAGCTTGTTCATTAAGTATTGGTTGTCTTAGATTTACAAGTTGAAAATTAGTTTTCAATCTCTCAATGCCTTCAGGTGATAACAAATTCTTCAACGCTATTAAGGGTTTCATTTTTTTTGCTGCTCGTTCCTGTTGTATTTCATCGGCTCTACCACACACCTCTCGAACACTTAATGTCTTGAATTTGAGTTCGGGAAACTTTTCCACCAGACCTTTTTCCTTTATTCCACCAACACCTTTAATGTTGTCAGCATCATCACCACAAATAATTTTCATCACCAAAGCATTGGTGTAATGATGATTGAAATACATGATATAATTTGTTTTCGTTACTGGTTGGTCGATGTTCGGGAATATTATTGTGATATTCAGGTCAAGTAGTTGTGCGAAGTCACGGTCATTGGAGTAGATGAAAATTTCTTCTTTATTGTTGTGTTCCAAACAATAAGCAGCAATAATATCATCGGCTTCGGTATCATCGACTTGAATTTGTCTCAAAAACAGTTCTTCTGCATATGCCTTAATTCTTTGACGTTGATTAAGAATCGATTCTTTCTTTTCATTTTCTCTACGAATCTCAGCAGCACTCATTTCTATGCGTTTATGCCATTCCTTACTGACTCGATTCGCTTTATATGCATGGTCTATTCGATAACGTTGAATTCCACCACCTTCACCGTCCCAGACTAACACTACTTTGTTAATCATGTGGTCTTTAATCATCTTTCGAACCGTAGTTAAAAAAGAATACAAACCACCAATATGTCCGAATTTGGTGGTTTGCACATCTTTTGCTCCGTGAAACGAACGCTTTAAAAGATAACTACTATCGACTAAAAGTGTTCTGGTTTTCATTCCTCAGTTTCCTCTGCATTGTTGATATTAGTTGTCACTGAATCGTCACCAATGGTTATTTTACTTTTTTCGATAACATTTCCTTCATCGTCCATTTCTTTGGATTGGATTATGATGTCTTCGGCAGTTAGAGTGTCATCACCAAGTATGTTACGGAAATGAAGAATGTTTTTCTTTTTATATTCTTTAATACCATTTTCATCTGCATATATAAATCCATGTGGAGTAGATGCAATCTTACCTTCTAATGAAATTCCACCCAATGCACCATCAACATGATTCTTGGCTATATTAACTTTGTTTTCGAATCCGAAGTTAACGTCACGTGATTTACTTGCAGCAGTAACTCTCTTAGTTCCATGAGTTATGATACCACCGAAATTATAAATCATTCTTGCACCAAAGAACCAAGTTTCACCACCTTTGTGTTTCACGACTTTATTCATACTGTCGTACCAGATTTTTTGAACAGCACCAATAGTATTTGTATATTGACTATCAATTTTCCTACTATTTGGAATTGAGTTATTTAGTATTGACATAAATGCTTTTTCGTAAGCACCCGCATTCCACATGTTATTCTGTCCAGTTTCTTTCACCGCAGCATCAATTGTAGCAATACAATTCAGTGTTCCAATTGAATCTATTGCGAAATACAAATCAAAAGGCAGATTACCACCGTCTTGTTGGTCAAGGAAATAATAAACGGCTTTTGCAAGGTCTTCAATTGCTGCTTCTTTCCTTTCCTTATTTTGAAGTTTTCCGAAATTATCGAGAAGGAATTTGTTATTAACTAAAATATGTGGAGCACTCCAATCAAATCCCATGAGAGTAAGTCTCTCATTACCATCATCGATATTATTTTCGGTATCAATAATGATTGGTAGTATTCCCATTTTCTGAGCATTGGCGATTGAACGCATTAAAGCAGTTGATTTGCCAGTGTTGCTGTATCCACGGAAAAGTGTTACATATCCCTTCGGTACACCGGGCATGCCAGTTGCTTCCTTCAATGCGTCATCAATTGGAATCCACAATAGGGGTTTCGATGGAACATTATCTGCTCCTATTTTCTTTTTGAAATCATCGAGACTGAATTTCTTTTTTGGTGTTGGTTTTCGTACCGCATTGCTGGGTACTTCTGTCTTCTTTGCCATAAATTTGTGATTTTAATAAGGTCAAAAAAGGGGAACATAATTCCCCTTTTTTTGAACCCCGTAAATTTTAAAAGGGAAGGTCATCGTAATCCGACCCAGAATCAAGATTTTCATCCTCTACATCATCCTCTACATCATCCTCTACTGATGCATCAGCAACTGGTGCTGTTTCCACAACTGGTGCTGCTGCAAGAGTTTCTTTACCAACATCACTTGCGTCATCAGTAAATTCACCAACCTTTTCAGGAGTTATGTTACTGATAGTTACACGTGGTAGTTCTTCTAAATCACTTGCCTGTTCGAAATTCTTTTCCTCACTGTCAAGATTCATGGTACGAGTATTGGCTTTTGTTTCCAAATCTGGACGACCCGGGAACACCCAATGTTTGTTCGTTTGGTCTGTATCTTCCCAATAAGGATTAGTACCACCTGCACACATTTCGAGAAACTCGTATGGTGTGGTATTAGGTGCTTTCTTTGGAAGAAATACATCTCTCCAAGTGATGTCGTCATCAAGCCATGCTTGCATAACTTGTGGGTCGGCATGAAGTGGTGATTTTCCTTTGGCGGTAATGGCAGAAATTGCTTTGTACACGTGTCCATTAAATTCGCTGTCCGTCATAATGATATTCAGGTCAGTTCCAGTCAATGCATCACTAAAATCAGCTTGTTGACTTGTCATATAATCTTCCAAGATAGGAAGAACTTTGTCAAGCGTTCCCTGATTTTTGTAATTGTGTTTAAATCTCCAGAATTTAACTCCGTCTTTTTCCAGTCCTTTGTCAATACCTCTGACGATGTAGAATTTCTTGGCTTCCCATTTAATGGCTTCCTTATAAATTTCATCGTTTTTGGCTTTAACCACTAACTGCAAGTCATTCATATTTTCCTTCTTAATTCCTTTGAGAGAAGGGTCTTGTTTTGCAAGCCAAGTCTTATGTTTTGCACATAAAGGACATGGTGCAGGTACGAGCATTGGAGCACCATTACCATCCAGTAAAGGTTTTCCATTAGCATCCAACTTGGGTACTTTAGGGTCATTGTGTGCGGGACAATAAATCACTGTGCCATGCTTTTTCTTCCCACCTGCTGCGTTAGTACTAATAACATGGAAGAATGCTTCATCGATGTGTTTTCTACCTGCTTTTGGGGGGAGAATTCTGAAAATCTCTTTAGCTTTTCGTGGAACGAAATACTTTGCTAAAAGGTCTTCACGTGATTTTTTGTTTGTTGTTTGAGATTGTTTCTTTTGATAGTCCGAAAACATAGACTTTAATTGTGACATGTCTTGTTGACCTGTCTGTGTTTGATTTTCCATTTTTTTCAATTGGTTTTTCAGTAAAGTTATTTTTCAATTATTAAATTATGCTACAAATATAGCCTTCATTCATCATAAATACAAGTCTTTTTAAAAAAAATCGTAAGTTTTTTGATTAAATTGGTGATAATTTGTTAGAAACAACGGTGAATGATAAAGTTTGCTTATTTTCGTAATAATTTCCGTTCTTCATTCTTATTTGCAGGTAATAATCTTGTGGTATTAACCAAGATGTATCGAGGTTAAATTCATAACCCGCACTTGTTCTATCAACACTTGTGAAAGGTATTACATCAATCTCATATTTTTCACCAACAGTTATGAACACCCTGTACTCAATATCTAAAGGTAAGAAATTATTTTGATTTGCGTATAGTTCTTTTATTGTTAATTTTACTTTTCTCACATTTCCAGCAGTAAGTTTCTCTTTTTGAGAAATTCCCCAGAAATAGAAGAAATAATTGGCGAAATCAATTTGGTTTGTTTGGTCGAAAGTATAGAATTTCTTCTCTGAAATTAGATAGAATTCACCAAGATGTTGAGTTTCTCTACCATTTATAACGAGATTCCACTCGTCTTTGAATATAACAGCATCTGGATAACTTTCTGAATCAATATTTAATGTGATTTTATAGATGCCTTTAGTCACATTCACAATCGAATCACCAGTTAATGTATTAATTAGATTGTCTTCATAATCGTAAATATTAACACTCGACACACTAATATCTTGTAAAATGCCACCAATATTTACATAGAGATATAAATCATTGTCTTTATCCAGATAGAAATAGTTACGGTCATCAGTAATTGTGTCATCAACAACGGTTTCGACATAGGGTTCATACCAAGTATTGGTATTTTTTGCATGAAACGCAACTGCTTGTGTATAAAGGGTTACGAGTTCTTCAAGACTGTCTGGAAATTTAAGACCAAGACCAAAACTGCTTCCAGTATATCCTGTTGTTCCTGTTAATCCACTAACACCCATTTCAGTGAGTCTCTGGTTTATGTAATCAGTAATATCAATATTCAGGCTTTCACCACCTGTTTCAAATCTCTGTGTGCCAATTATCTGTGTTGTGCCAGTATTATATGCACCAGCATTTGTCCACTCCACATCAGTTTTTCTGTCTTTCCAATTCGCTGCTTGCTCAATAGCATCAGGAAAAATTATGTCATCATATATAAAATCATAACCACTTCCTTCATCCCAATCTTCATCAACATTGAACAAATCCAAGTCAAAACTATTTGCTCTTTCAATGGCTTCGGAATACGATTTCTTTCCCAAATATTGTTGAGCATAACTTATAGTATTGGTCATATGTAAAATGTGTGTCATTCCAGTACTTGGAATTATGAATCCATTATTGATTTTATCGATTAAATCCGATAAATCAACATCAAAAATGAATCTGGTAATTCTTTCTTGAAGTGAACCATATGACACCTCAGTAACGGGGTTCTGAGAATTGTTGGTTAGATTAGTACTAATCAACGTATCGTTCTTTGAGAAATATGACCTGAATGTCGACATCAATATATTTTTCTATAAATACTCATAAACAAAAAAGACTACACGTGGTAGTCTCTTTTATTGTGTGAATATTTAATTAATTATTTGATATTGTGCTTGATTAAAAGTTGTACAGCTTCTTTTTTCGTCATTCCATCAGTAATTCCTCTCCTATTCAATGCCTGTCTTGCCGTTTTAACTTGTTCTTCGGTAATGGCATATGCACTATCATTATATTTATCAGCAAATGCTTGGGCATCATCGATATTATTAAATCTTCCTATTACCTCAACATCTTCTGGAATATTATTTTCATTTTCAACATAAGCAGATGTACCATCATATACAACAATATGTTTATTTACCTCTTCACTGAGTTTTTTCAAAAACTGTATATCACGTGTAGCAATTTCTTTATCACCACCTTGTCCCTGTAACGTCACACCGCCTTTTACCATATCTCTTACTGTGAATTGGTTACCTTCACCGTCTTGGTAACGGTCACCAACTTCACCAGTATATTCTTCCATTCCGTCTTCTTCGTCAATAATTTCTTCTTTTTCCTCTTCTCCACCAACTTCTTTTTCTTGGTCTTGTTTGTAATGTTCTTTATCCCAATATTGTTTTTCGGCATCAGCACTTGGAACATGGTCAAATTCTTCACTTGCATAATCACCGACATTATGTGGTTTATATCCAAGTAATTCATCAGTAATTTCTTCTTCTTCAGGAGTATTATCTACCATACCTTCCATTGGCTTCATCATAGTAAAATTTGGGTCAACTGATGGTATTGGGTGTCCATTTCGGTCTTTCTCACCGGGCATGCCGTCTTGAAGATATGCACCGCTTTCATGAGGTTCTTCACTTTCTGATTTGGTATCACCTTTAGCTTGTTTTTCCATTTTATCAAGACGTGTATAGTAATCAGGAAATTCTGTAAGGTGGTCCATAGTAATTTCAATAGCAACCATTGGGTCATCAGTGTGTTCCATCTCAACTTTTAATCCCATCTTTATTTGTTCTTTATCAAAATCCTGTGGTTTTTTCTTATCGGCTTTACCACCAGCAATCATATCACCAACTTCTTCTTTTTCTTTTTCAACATCTTCTTCATTTATCTCATCTTCAGGATTTCCCCAATATTCTTGAGGTATTTCAGATTCCTCACTTAGTTTTACCACAGATTGTGGTCTCTTCTTTTTCTTTGGTATCTGATTTTTGGGTTTGAACTTCTTTCCCATTTGGTCTGGGTAATCTTTACTGATTTTCTTTTCTTCGGTTTCATTCATTTCAATAGCATCTTGTCGATAAATTTCAATTGCCAATTTCCTAACCATTTCCAGATATTCTTCTCTGGGCATTTGAAATTTTCTAACCCCAAGACGTTCACCAAGAATTTCATCGGCAAATCTAATTACTTTTTCCTTCATTTCTGGTGAAACCGTTTTATTGTACAAATGTTGGGTTGCGGTATCGGCATTCATATCAATAACCTTATGTTTGCTTTCCCAAAATGCTTCAGCACCTTTAGGAATTGCTCTTGTTTTTTCAACTGGTTTTACTTTACCCTGTAACCTATCGATTTCTGCCATTATTTCATTAGTTGTGGGTGCTTGATTTCCAGCATTGACAAGGTTGTCATAAGCCTGATTAATAACAGCAGCCTTCTCTGGACTTACTTGTTCCAGAGGTTCATCATCATTTTCATAATCCATTATTTCTTGGTCAAAAGGGTCGATACCTTTTGTATCATCATCGTCATCAGGTATGTCGGCATCAGTAAATTCGGGCGGTAACGCCATTGGGTCTTCTTCGGCTTCTGGTTCATATTCATCCATTTCACTCACAAATTTATCCAATTCATCAGATTTAACTCTTACATCAGGATTAGTTGGTTTCTGGTCGGCATATGCTTTATTGGTTTGCATTTGCTCCGTGCCTTTTTTATATGGTACTTTATCAATGAATCTTACGGCTTCCTCATAAACCTCGTCACCAAGACTTGCAGTCTCGGTTTCAAAATTAGCATATTCACTAACGACATCCATGATTTCACCACCATGATTCGCATTAAAATCCTGCACAGCCTCCATATTTTCGGGCATATCAACATTAAGTGTTTGTGATTGAACTTTGAATTCAGATAGAACCGCATTACTCACATTATAGACACCATCTTGGTCACCTTCTGCTGAATCAATTTTAAATTTGAATGTAATTACATTACCTTCTTCGTCATTACTGATTATTTCAACAAAATTATTATCACCAACTGTTTGTGTATTAGTTTGTTGAATGTTGGCTTGTTTATTTTTTAGTTCTTCAAACGCTTTTTCAATCAATTGTGTGCCAGTTTGCACCACATTTGTATTGACTTCGTTTAGTTGAACTTTATTAACGCCTTGAAACATTTCAAGGAATCTTTCTTTACTACCAATTGGTGTTTTTATTTTCATAGCCTCTGTTTTTATTCAAAAATTATCGGATTGGTTTTACCAAACCTTCTCATTATTAATGCTGCTTCAGCATTTGCTTCGTTTTCAATGTTAGTACCATCATCACCAGCACCAGCATAAAGTTTACCTTCTTTCTCTTGCTTGCGATGAACCAACTCGTGTGCCAGTGTTCTCAGAACATCAGCAAGGTTTCGATTCTCTGCAACCACTCTAATAATCCCCGTACTTGGGGTGTGTTTACCGAAAGAAGACATTCCCTGTGCTTCTTTTGGGTCATATGATATCTCTATCTTATTACTACTAACACCCAAATATTTACAAACTTCTTTGACGAATTTATTAATAATCTCTTCTTTCTTCTCTTTTGGGAGAAGTTCTTCATTGAGACCATTAACTCTATTCACCATTTCAAAGAGTCTTTCTTTTGAACCATATGGGTGAAATATTTTCATGTTATGACAATACTACTGTTATATCGTATCTACCTAATGGGTCTTCAACGCTACCAGCACCTGCTGCTGTTAAAGTACCAAATAATGTTTGGGGTCTGTCGTTATTTCCCATGAACTTGATTTCGAAATACCAAGTTTTGCCTTGTGGTGGCATGCCACCATAATATTCGGAATTACGGCTAAAATCCCAATCAAGACCCAATTCACCAAACTTATCCCATATTTTTCTAACACCTTCCCATGATTCATCACTAAAAATACCTTTCATTAAAGGTTCAATGTGTTTATATATTAAATTCTTTGCACTTACTTTACTACGTCCATCAATCTGAGAAGGAACATTTTGTATTGGTAACTCTTGAGCACCAAATTCTTCTTCCGACATTGGTTCTCTACCTCTTAAATAAGGTGCTTCACTATCATTTGGTTGTATCTGACTTGGAGTATCTTTATCCCATATCTCAGCAGCCTTTGCTTTAAATGTTTCGAAATCCAAATATTGTTCGTCATCAATCATTGGAAAATGACCGTCAATCCAAATCAAATTAAATGCTTCGAGTTGTTTTAATTCTTCAGGACTCAACATACCATCATAATCGGTAAAATCACCAACATTTGCAGCCATTAAATTACCGTCACTTGTTTTATTTGCTCTAAGTAATTCGGTATTTATAACCAGTTGTTCATGTACCATTTGCCAATCAACATGATTAAAATCACCCATACCTTTTGGGTATTGTGGTTTTTCATTATCATCGTACTCAGGTTCAGCAGGTTCACTGTAATCATTAAATTGTTGATGTGTCATTAATGGCTCACCAGCATCATTGAAGGCATCTCCCTCATTTAATCTGGGTTTAAACGTTGGGTCAAGTCTTCCCATGACTTCAAATAATCTTTGTTTATCATATTTCTTCATTACACCATGTCGTTAAAACTGTTCTGCACATCTATCTTAGACTTCTGCGGTAAATCATCGAAATCCGCAACATAAGTACCATCAGGTAATTCTTTCATACCTCTATCATCAGTCTTGCCATCAGCACCAACACGCTTTTGGTCAAACCAGTTATCTGACCACAAATCATTTAGATTGAAATAATAAGGATAACTCACATCGGTTTTATTCATGAGTTTTTCCGAGTCAGTTGGTTCACGAACTTCTTCAACTTCAGCACCCAATACATCCATTTTCTGATTCAGTCCCTGAATGGTTGAATTCAAACCTTCTAATTGGTCGTGAATACTTCTCATGGCTTCGATATTGTGTTTAATAATTTCGTTTTGAAGGTCATCGACCTCGTTTTCAGGTTCTGGTGGTGGCATACCCATACCAGCATCAGCAGCCTGTGGACCGCCAATCAGTGGGTCTTCACCTGCCGTTGGTTCACCCATTGGGTCAGTCATCTCACCTTCTGGTGGCTCACCACCTGCTTCAGCATCAAATGCTGGAACTGGTGTTTCAGCACCTTGTGGTACGTCATTACTTGGTGCTGGACGCACTAAACCTTGTGGTTTCGGAGCATCTTCTTGGTCACCTACCTCAAGTACAGGAATTTCATCAAATTCCTCATTATCAGTCACTAATGGACGATATTTTGGGGATTCATTGATTACGTATCCCGAACGATGTCTGAACTTTCTTAGATATTCTTCAGAAAGATTCGATTTCTTTTCATTTGCCATTGTCGAATGAATATTAGTATTGTTCTCTTAGTAATTGTTTGCCGTTTTTGGTTACATAGATTTTATCGACTCTTTCAATTAAGCCTTCTCTTTCGTCAAGAATAACTTTTTTTGCTTCATCGTCCTTTGTTTCTACTTCCTCTACTTGAGGTTCTTCAACAAAATCACTAATTGCTTTTTCTACTTTTGTTTCCATAGTACTATAATTATTTATTATAAATACTACTTAACATTCATTTTGACAATATCGTTACGATATATCTTTTCAGAAGTTCAAAATTTGGAAAGATTTTGTAATATGATTGGTAGGTTTCACCCTCTTTATCAACGAAGCGATTGGTTGTTCTTCCTTGTAATCTGGCGAGTAATTGTGGGATATCAAATTTAAAGAAACCATACATTCTCAGGTCGATTCCCGTAATTTTATTTTCACATAAAATATAGAACATTTCCCCTTTATATAAATAAGTGGCATCAATTTCTTTGGGTGTGACATCCATAACATCATCAATGTCTTTTAATTGAAAGAAAACGGGGTCAAGATTAATATACGTATATTTCGGTGTGAAATAAAATTGTGGTGCTAAACCAACAAAAGTATCAACCCCTTTAACATGGGATGGTTTACTTTCTCGAAAACTGAATTCCCAATATAGTTCATTCGTTATGATTTTCTTCTTCAAGATATCAGCGTTTTGAATAATATCATTATCGGGATTACAGGTTTTCATAAAAGACCACCCCACGTATAATGTGGGCAACGACTTATCAAGGTCATCATAGACTTTGGGTTCGTTGAAGTAGTTGATGTACTGTGCTTTTGTGTGATTTACCAGTTCCTTTTCGTGAATGACGTTAGCAATTTTCATATTCTAATAGTTTTATATACAAATCAATACCTTCTTCCAACGTAAGAAAATTGTACCCCGAAATAGTTTCAAGTAGTTTATCCATTTTAGCTCTGGTGTAGTATTGGTAACTATCCCTGATTTCCAAAGGGGTGTCAATATATGATATATTCTCTTGTTTTCCTAAACTTTTAAAAATTGCTTTTGCCAAATCGTTGTATGTTCTGGCTTGTCCTGTACCCAGATTATAGATGTCTGAAGGCACAATATGTCTGATGTCATAAAGTAAAATCATCACATTTATGATATCAGAAACGTGAATAAAATCACGTTTTTGTTCACCGTCTTCACAAAAATCAACATGTGATTTAAATAGTTTCACAGCACCAGTTTCTTTTATTTGATGGTAGAAATGCCAGATAACCGATGCCATTGCACCTTTATGTTCTTCATGGTTTCCATAAACATTGAAGAACTTCAATCCTGTCCAGAACGATGGTTGATACTTCTTATCACCAATTGAGTTACCAAGGGCGTACATGTCAAAATAGTGTTTGTATTCACCATAGGGATTTAACGGTTTTAAATTAAGAATGGGTTCTTCGTCATCAAACCCGTCTTCTCCATCACCATAAGTAGCAGCACTGCTGGCATAAATCAAAGAAATATCGTAATCACTACAGAAATTCCAAATCAACTTACTGTAATTCAGATTAAGACGTTCGAAAATCTTCTCGTCCTTCTCCATAGTATCAGTACGTGCGCCCAGATGATAAACAACATCAATGTCATAACGGTTGAACTCAAGCCAGAGGTACGAATCTTCAACGGTCATATATTTAACACCAAAATACTTCTCAATCGACCTATTAATATTATTATCGATAACAACAATATTTTCATGTCCCAATTCAATTAATTTATTAACTAAATTCTGACCAATAAAACCTGCACCGCCTGTAACTACAATCATAGTTTCTTTATTTTTTCAATAATGCCTGTACTTGACCTCTCATCTGTAGGATAGTAAATAACCCCAGACTTTGCACACTCAGCACCAATTACAACTTTATCCCTGTAATGGTCACCCACCATTAAATAATCAGTATTAAAAGATGTTATAAAATATCGCATTTCATCGTCATCATGAAATATAACAACGCTGTCAATCATTTTTAAATTACTGAGCATTTTCGCCCTATCATGGGCATCGTTTATCGGTCTACTGTCACCTTTCAGCATCTTAACCCTTTCATCGGTATCAATACCAACATAAAGTTTATTCACCTTCATGGCTTCGTGATACCCAAGACCCTCAACACCATATAATTTGGCGTACCAAAATAAGTCAAGATGTCCTGTATGTAAGATGTCAAAGCATCCGTTTACCCAGATATTCATATTAAATTTCTTCTATTCGTTTACTCTTGTCATCAATCAATAAATCAAATGCGGGTTTCTGTCTCATAATAACATCGTGAAATCGGCAACCCCACGCAACAAGTTGTTGTCCAGTGAGTTCCGTCCAATCCTTGCCAGTATTACCGCCTCTGGCAGTCCAGTAAACTATGATATTACCTTCGTCAAACAGTTTATTGATTTTGGCTATATTCTCTGGAATTGGTTTCGCATTGTCGTAACCACCCTCGGTTGTACATATTGTACCGTCAACATCACAGTAAATCAACATCAGTTCGAAATAAAGTTTTTATCAATCATCTGAATCCTATCACCGTCTTTGAGGTCAGTGCGTTCACTGGCATCAACAACCCTAATCATTTTACCATCATTAAAAACCACAACACGCTTTGCTTCTGGTCTTATTTTTAATGCATCGGCTTTCATATCAATCAAGATACCTTGCCCATCACCAAGCATTGCACTTAATGCCCTTCCAAATGCCATTACAAGCCATAGGTAATCTTCTGGCGTGTCTTTGTAATCCTTGTCGTGTGGTTTTGTGTAATTTTTATCCATTTTGACTGTCTCCTTTCCCTATTCTATAACTATCATCATCAAAGTGTTGTGTGCTAACTTCAAATATAATGCCTTTTGTTAAAGCCAACAATTGATGTGGGTCACCCTGTTGAACTTCGATAATCATACCAGCAGTTAATTCCTCTTCCATTGGTGTTGCATCTCTTGTGTCGATGTACTTAAGAAGAAATTTTCCTTCCTGTACGTAAAAAGTTTCTTTTTTTTTCATATGGAAATGCATACTGAATTTAGCACCTTCCTTAAAAACAAGTAATTTTCCACAATAATTTTCATCGTTATGAATGATAATTTCTTCTCCCCATTTCTTTGGAACAATACAATTATGTGTTTGTAATTTGGAATCAATTATCCTCATATCTTCTCTGGATTTACCACAACAACACCTTTTTGCGACACAACCCATGCTGAACATCGATTCGCAAAACGTATTGCCTTGCAAATATCGTTATTTTTTACATAATCTGCAACTAATCCTGCAAGAAAAGTATCTCCAGCACCACTAAGGTCACGTACTTCATGTTCAGTTTCAATTGAAAACGTTTGTGTCATGTTTAAAACAGCACCATTCCTTCCCATTGTAACAACTAAATCACCCTCAACGAATTCATTTAATAACCAATCATAATTTTCTTTAAATTCTTTATAATTTATTTTAATGTATTCAATACCCGATGCCCAATCACCAATTTTTTTCTTAGTGTCCATGAAAACCAAACCGTGTTTTTCAGTAATT